TGTGGCGCGACAAATGGAGGAGGGTCATGGAATGACCGACACGCCCGAAACCGACAACCTTGCCCGCGGCAACCACGTTGTGCCGGTGGAGTTTGCGCGCGACTTGGAGCGCAAATGCAACCTCTACAACTCGTATTTTGAATCGACCAAAGCGGAGCTGAAACAATTTAAGCGCGCGCTTAGTGATGCGCGCATTGAGGCGTACAACTGGAAAACAGCCTTTTGCGCACTAAACCCCGCCGAGCTTGCACATCCACGCTCCACACTCCGCACTTCCCCATGACGTCCGCAATCCTCATCGCCTTGGTCGGCCTGCTCTATTTCGCCGTGGCCATCGATCAATTCTGCATACAGCACAACTTTTGGGCCGGTGTCGTCTGGTTTGGCTACAGCGTTAGCCAGATCGGTCTTTGGCACATGACCATCCGGCCATGATTCATGAGTAAATACGACATTATGACACCGGAAATCGCCGAAATCGACAAAACCATTGCCCTGCTCAAAACGCAGCGCACCAAACTTGTCGCCGCGGCGGCAAAGAAGAAAGCGGATGCGTTGTGCGCGGAAATGCGCAAGCGCAAGCAAGCGAAATGAATTTTCTGACGGCAAAAGCGGGTTCGTGCAGGCGCGCATGGTGGTGTGCGCCTCGGAGCAAGCCGGTATGCCCAGCCCCACGGAGCACGACCAGTGGGGCGCCGTCAAACTTTAGAGCGCGAGGGAATGCGGCGGACGTTGTGGTCTGGTCATTTCATCACCCCGCTCCTGTAACCGCATAAAACAGGAGCCGCTCTATGTATTTTGAAACCGAACAACACCGCGAGGTCGAGGCGCGCATGCTGCAGGAGGTCGCCGACAAATACGGCTACCAAGTCGAGCGCTGCAGCAAGGCGTATCCGGTGGACGCCGTCTTTATGCGCAACGGTGTAGCCAAGCGTCTGGTCGAAGCGCGGCGCCGCTACAACTCGAAGAACGAATACCCGACATTCCGGTGGAGCCTGCAGAAATACGTCAGCCTTTCCCAATACAGCCAGATCCTGCCGACCACGCTCATTGTCGAATGGACCGAGGGCATCTACGCGCTCGATATCACGCGCAAAGCGTATCCTGTTATTTATATGAGGCGCCCGAACGGCCGTTGCGCCGCGGACAATGAGCCGTGTGTAGACATACCGGTGTCGGACTTCAAGGCGGTCATCGAGCGACAATGATTAGCTGGTCACCATATCCAATGCGCGCCGAAGTCGCCGGTGTCGGCACCGCGTGGCTGCTCTACGTCCAGCCGCAGGGCGGTATGGCGAACGACATCTGGACGTTTGTGCCGGAGTCAACCGGCCAACCGCTGCACGTCCGCAGCGACCAGTTCCATTTTTCAGAGAATCCGACTTTAGACATAGCAACTTTGGGCGCTGACACGGCTTAACAAATCGGTTCTGGGAGGGACCGCGCGTCAACCAGTCAGCGCCCATTACATTTTAGAGGGGAGAGCGCAGCGGAGTCTGCGCAGAGGGAGTGAACGAACAGAAACAACGGTTTCAGCCGTCTGAGCATCCGATTATGAAGATCGACACCGATCTTCTGAGCAAACTCGGACCAGAGGACGGCTGGACATACTTAAAAACCCGCGAGGAATTGATCGCCCGCGAGAAGGCCGACCCATTCCGCTACGGCTACGAGCCTCCGGTATGGAAAAGGGCCAGCGAACTCCTCGAAAAACATAGAGAGCTGCTTGTCCTTGGCGGAAACCGCAGCGGAAAAACGGAATGGGCCGCGAAGGAGATCATCAAAACGATGTATAACAAGGCCGGAGCCGTCGTCTGGTGCTTCGCCGAGACCTCCGCGACCAGCATCGAGTCGCAGCAGCCGCGTCTGTGGAAATTCATGCCGCCGGAATGGCGGACGGCACGGAAGAGTTCCGTCACTTCAATAAGTTTTACTATTAAAAATGGTTTCTCAGAGGCCAAGTTCGTCGCTCCAAACGCGTCAGTCTGTATTTTTAAAAATTACGCGCAGGATTTGAGTGTCATAGAAGGTGCGGAGCTGGATATGGCCTACTGCGACGAATTAGTCGGTCTTTCGCTCATTGAGACGTTGCGATTCCGTCTGTTGGACCGCAATGGCAAGCTCGCCGTGACGTTTACGCCGGTCCAAGGCTACAGCCCGACCGTTGCATCGTACCTCAACGGCGCCAAGACCATCGAAGAGGCCGACGCCGAGCTACTGCCGTTGCACAAGGAAGAGAATGGCCAGAAACTTGTCACCGGCTACGAAAAGGTGCCACTCCTGCAGGTGTCTACGCGCAACCGGCCGATCTTGTATTTCCACACCAAGGCCAATCCATGGGCCGGATGGTCGCGCATGCGCAGGGAGCTTCAAAACGAGACCAAGGAGAAGATTTTATGTCGCGCCTATGGTGTGCCGACCAAGGCCATCTCCGGCCGCTTCCCATTATTCAACGAGAAAGTCCACGTCATCAGGCACAGCGACGTGCCGGAGGGTACGCGCTACCACTGGGTCGATCCGGCCAGCGGAAGAAACTGGTTTCAGCTCTGGTCCGTCCACGACTCGGCCGGTCGCTGCATAATTTATCGTGAATGGCCAAGTATGGACGACTACATCCCATCTATCGGCTACGCGGGCGAGTGGGCGCTGCCGGACGGCAAGAAGATGGACGGAAAAGCGGGACCGGCGCAGAGCGACTTCGGGTTTGGCTTGGAGCGATACGTCGAGGAAATCAAGCGCGTCGAGAACGGCGAGAAGATCTTCGAGAGGTACATGGACAGTCGCTTTGGCAACGCGCCGACGCTCGCGCGCGAGATGCCGACGACCCTGATCGATGAGATGGGCGAGCTGGGTGTGGACTTCCTTGCCGCACCGGCCGACTCGATTGACGAGGGCATCGCCATGGTCAACTCCATGCTGCACTACAACCCTGAGCAGCCGGTCAACGCGCTCAACCAGCCGAAGCTCTACATCTCGGAGCGCTGCAAGAACACGATCTATGCGCTGGCGACGTATACCGGAGCGGACGGCAAGAAAGGCGCGACGAAAGATCCGGTTGACTGCGTGAAATTCATCGCGCTCTCCGGCGCCGGAAACGTGGACGGCGAGACGCTCATGTCCCGCGGAGGAGGAAGCTACTAGTGGCTCCCACTGGCATAGTTCCACCGCCCCCGCGCGCGAGGCCATGGCGCGGACGCAGCAAAGAGCCTCCGCGCTGTGGCGTGTGTTTTAAGCAGCTTCGTATCGAGGACATCCATGGAGTGGACGAACAGCTCGGCCCCATCTGCCGCGAGTGCGGCCCGCACGTCATCGCCGCTAACAACGTCATGTATCCCTTCTGGATATAACCATTCGCCATTCGCAAACCCCGAACACAAACAGCTTAAAATTATGCTATTCACGCAAAAAACCAAAACCATACCGGTGGACCGCTATGCCGTGTCCGACAACTACGACCCCAAGGGCGCTCTCGCGTTCAGCCGCGAGCAGGCGCCCAATGCCTACTTGGCCGTGATGACCGAGCTGCAGGACCGCATCGCCGACGCCGTCACGCTGTGCAGCACGATGGCAACCTCGAAGGAGGGCGGATATCTCGCACACGCCGCCGGTCAGCTCTGCGCGCTGCAGGAGCTGTGGGACGCGCTCGAAGCGCGCCGCGCGGAGTCCCATCGGGTGGAGTAGGTTTCGCGCCGTAGTTCAAGCGTGCTTTGGGTTTTAGCCGCCAATGTAAGCATGCGGCGACACTATACCCGCGCAGTGCAGCGTGAAGTAAACATTACGGCTTCTTAAAATACTACTGGACATCCGTTCAGTATTACCGAATACTAGATGTATCAACGTGGAGTGCGCTTTCATGGCGCTGGGTGTTGATCGGACTGAGAGACGAACTCTCTGGCACTACTTGGAGGTATAAGTCCATGGCGGAAGGGAAAGTGGCGTCGAACGACGCTGATGTAGATGTAGTTTCACTAGCTATTCAGGAGCTGTCTGGCGGCATGCCGGAACAGAAACTGGAAGAAGTGAAGTCGGCGGATGACGCCGAAGATCTTTTACAAGACGAGACAAACGAAGAGGAGACCGAGGAGAACACCGAGGAAACCTCCGAAGAGGACAGCACAGAAGAGTCTGGCGAAGAATCCGAAGATTCCGAGGACATCGAGGACGACGACAAGCCGGTCAGTCACGACAAGGTTCAGAAAAGAATCGATAAGTTGACCGCGCAAAAACGCGCCGCAGCCGAAGAAGCCGCAACCGTCAAATCGCAATACGAGGAAGCGCAAAAGCGCCTTCAAGAGCTGGAATCGCAGGTCAATGAGGCTTCGCGCCCGATCCTGCAGCCTAGCGCGGAGAACCCGCTCGCCGATGTAGATACCGCCGAAGCGCTTGATGCGAAAATCAAGAGCGCTCAGGAGGTTCGCCGCTGGGCTTTGCGCAACACAGACGGTGCCACCGTGCGTAAACCGGACGGCACCGAGGTCTACGTTGACGCCGATGAGGTAAAAAATTACCTGATTCGCGCAGACGACGTCCTGACGGTGCATGGTCCCGCCCGACGCGAATGGCTCTCTCAGAGGCAGCCAGCAGTCGAAGCGGCCAAGAACCTGTTCCCCGACCTCTTCACAAAAGGCAGCGCGCTCAACCAAGCGTTCCAAGCGACCGTAAAACAAGCGCCAGAGCTACTGAAGCTCCCGCAGGTTGAATACTGGGTCGGCTTGGCGCTCTACGGTGAGCAGCAGCTCATGGCCAAGCAGGCAGCGTCTAACGCTAAAGCCGCCGCGTCGAAGAAAGTCTCGTCTAATAAGATCGCAAAGACACCTACCCCAGCGAATCCGATTAGCGCACCGAAAACTTCTACCAAAGGGGCCGTTTCTAAAGCGGCCAGAGACAGGGTTATGTCGAGTGGCAGGATCGATGATCTTGCCGATTACGTCTCGGAAGCTCTGTTTCAGTAAAAACAACCTCACACTAGAAAGAAAAACTTACTATGGCAGCTCCCGCGGGACAATTGTTCCCCTCAGTTGGAAATAGGGAGGACATCCTTGATGTTCTTACCTACGTCGATAACAAAAACACACCCATCTCTTCGAGCATTGCTCGCGTAGGTGCGGACATCACTAATCCTTCGGTTTACAGCTATTTGGCCGATTCCTACAGCGCTCCGTCCACAGACGGCGTTGTTGATTCCGCCGATGTGACCGAGTTCGCGGACGCGGCTGCAAACCGCGTTATGCTCAGTGCTCGCGCTCAAAAAATTCGCAGAACTGCCCGCGTTTCCGATTGGCAGGCGAACCTTGCTGACGTTGCCGCTATCGGCCGTCGCAAGGAATTTTCACGCGCCATCGCAAAGAGTATTTTGGAAACAAAAAGGGATGTCGAGGCTGTCATCAGCAGCGACAACGACTCCGTCGAAGGTTCCGGCAGCGTGGCTTATAAAACGCGCGGCTTGGGTGAGTGGATCAAAGCCACTGCTCAGACCGATCTGCCTGTGCCCGCTTCGCAGCGCACTCCGTCCACGTCGATCAGCACGACCGCGACCGCGTCGCTCACCGAGAGCGCCCTGCAGAACGTCTTGCAGAGCATCTATGAGCAGACCGGTTCGCAGGACCGCTTGGTCTTGGTCGCTGGCCCTTCCCTGAAGAAAGCCATCACCAACTTCACGCGCTTCACGGTCAACTCGACCAGCAACGTGTTCAATCTCCGCCAGACGGCGCAAGCCGCCAGCTCGGATCGTCTCGTCTCGAATATCTCGTTCTACGAAGGAGATTTTTCGACTTTGGAAATCGTCAGCAGCCTATTTTTGGCTGCCAACGCTTCGACCGACGCTGAGAAGTATGCCCGCGGTTACATCATGTCGCCTGAGAGCGTCATGCTTCGCTACGGCCGCAAGCCGCGCTTCCAAGAGCTGCAAGACAGCGGTGGCGGACCTCGCGGTCTCGTTGATTGCATCGTGTCGCTCGCAGTTATGTCGCCGAAAAATATGGGTAAGTTCTCCGCGACTTCCTAATCGAACAACTAACTAGAAAGATCGTACTATTATGGAAATCTTCGAACTCCCCGCTGAGACCAAAGCCGCAACCGGCTTTACCCACAAGGCCATCGTCACGCACGCTGACCTCACCGAGTCCACCGCCGACACCGACCAGACCATCGCGCTCTTGAGCGTGGCCGCTGGCGATGTCGTCGAGAAGGCTGCCTACAAACTCGTCACCGCGTTCTCCGATGCTTCGGATGGCGCGTTCAACGACACCAAAGTGCAGGTCGGTGACGGCACCGACACCGATGAATACATCGCTGCCACGCAGGTCAACGTCAATGGCACCGAGGTGCTCTACGCCGCCAACGTCAACACCGTTCCCTTCGCCTACACGGCGGCCGACACGGTTGACCTGTTGGTTGAGAGCATGACCGCCAAGTCACTGAGCAACATTGATGCTGGAGAAATCCACATCTACCTCGCCGTGACGAAGCTGTCCTCGCTCTAAGCGTCTTAACACACTGCCGTCCGCACTGCGTATGCGGGTCGGACGGCAGAAGTTAGGATGTCAGATCAAATATTCTCCGATCTGGTCGGAGACATGGATGACGAGCTGGCTCACCTTGTCAAAGAGGAGCTGCAGACAGGATGG